GAGAAGATGGCCCTGCAATAGAATATGCCAATGGAGATAAAGAATGGTATCAAAATGATAAACAACATAGAACAGATGGTCCTGCAATAGAAGATGCTAATGGAGATAAATGTTGGTATCAAAATGACGAATTACACAGAACAGATGGTCCTGCGGTGGAACTTGCTAATGGATCTAAATCTTGGTTGTTGAATGGTAAACTTATTGGAAGAAGTCGTGGTGGTTTTACAGATGCAGATTTTGAACAATACAAAAGAGATAATAACATAACTGCAAGTAAATTTAGTTGGAAAGTTTATGATGACTTTACAACAGAAGAAACTAATGAGAATGGTACTCTTGAAAGACGAAATAAAGAAGGTGAATTTCACAGTCTTTATAGTCCTGCAATAGAATATGCCAATGGAGATAAGTATTGGTATCAAAATGGTAATAGACATAGAACAGATGGTCCCGCAATAGAATATGCTAATGGAGATAAATATTGGTATCAAAACGACAAACTACACAGAGAAGGTGATCCTGCAATAGAATATGCTAATGGAGATAAATATTGGTATCAAAATGGTAAATGGCATAGAACAGATGGCCCTGCAATAGAACGTGTTAATGAAGATAAATATTGGTTGTTGAATGGTAAACTTATTGGAAGAAGTCGTGAAGGTTTTACAGATGCAGATTTTGAACAATACAAAAGAGATAATAACATAACTGCAAGTAAAGATCCTGGTTTTGACTATTTGAGGGATAGGGAAAATCATTTATATCAATTTGAACCGGATAATACTCCTGGGTTAAGTCCATTAGATATGCAACAGATATATGATACAGACTTTTTTTTACCAGAATTAGAACGCAATAAAAAAGAAATAGAAACCACGGATTGGGAGGGGAGAGAAAATTTGGAGTTGTGGGCAGGTTTAGATGAAACTTTTCAAAAAAGGTTGGGGAAATGTTATCAATTATCTTGGCAGTTTGTAATGAATAATTCAAATTGGAATTTGGTGCATGGTTACATCACAACAAGAGATTTAAGTAAAACCATTGATCATGCTTGGTGTGAAAAAGACAATATTGTATTTGATCCAGTTATGAATGTAGAATGGCCAAAGGATGCATATTATGGACTTTTAAATGCAGAAAAAGAAAAAGAATATTCTTTTAAGGAAGCCATGGTAAATGGATCCTCTTTTGGTCATTATGGTCCGTGGCACGAAATTACGAGAAAAATTGGGGGGATATTAGGTAAATTTTCAACATCAGCCTCCTCTAGTAGTTATTTAAATAAATTTAGTACAAGTTTATCATTTATATAAAATTAAAATAGGTATCAAAATGAAAAATTGGAGAGAAGTTTTTAATCCTGATAAGTTTAAAAATTATATTTTAAGGAACAAAAGTAAATTACCTAACATGGCAGAATTTTCAGGAGACATTTTTCCTGGTACTGGGGATTCCGCTAAGATAGAATTAAATTCTTGGCATAGTAGTAATCATCTCTTTGAGAAAGACAAGGAGAAGGAACAAACAACAAATTTAGGGTCTTCTTTAATGAATAAAAATGTAAGGGGGGAAAGTATTGCGGATATAATAACAAAGAGTAACAAGGTTAGTCTTTCTTGGAGAATTTATAATGATTTTTCTAGTTTAGATCAAAAATATACTTTACGCACGGGAAGGCTTCCTAAGAATTCCGATGATAAATTACAGGGAATAAATCTTAGTAATTGGGGGGTGGGTATTAGCAGGGGAGGAGTGAAATTTGCTGTGGCACAAGATATATTTCGTTATATATTTGCAATTGAAAATAATGATAGTTTTAGTGTAGATCATTATTCCGTAGATTATAAAGATCTTGTAGAGAACAATATAAATCCTTATGATTTTAATGAAGTTATTAATTTCGTTCTTGAATATGTAGATATTCATGATAGTACAGAAAATACGGATCTTGATACCATGTTGGAAGAAGAAGGGGTTAATATTGTGGCAATTAGTAAAAAAATAGAGTGGAGAAAAATATTTTCAGATGTTCAATTCAAACAAAAACCTGATGGTACGGTGGAAATTGCCGTGGAATATCCTCCAGCATCAAGTACCCCTTCTAATGTAGATATGAATCAAAATTTTGAAACCCCAGTTCAAAATAATGCGGCAAATACTCTACAGGGGGCCGAAGAAATACCAGTGGAGCAACCAAGTACGGAAAAGGTTACCTCTTCTTGGAAAAATACATTATCTACATTAGATTTTAAGCAAAAATCTGACGGTACAACAGAGTTACATGTGGAAGAAACATTTGATAATAATAATGATAGTAATTCTACTGATGAGGCATCCATTATTAAAGTTTCTCCGGGGGTTTCAGCAAATTTGAGGTTAGATAATAAAAATAGTTGTAATTCCAAAGTTGAGAAAGAGTGGGTAATAAGACAAAAGGGCAATTTAGTGTTAAAGGGAAAAGAGTGCGAGGAAGCTTACGGAATTGTTCTTGAAAAACAAGGTAAAATAATAGATAGTGAAAGAATTGGAAAAACAAATAGAATTAATAATTGGAGAGAAGTAATAAATTCCGCGGTTTGGGAGAATAAATTTGATGTCCTTGCGGGAATTGGAACTGGTTCAACTGAGTTAACTCATAATGAAGATGATTCAATAAATGTTTCAGGATTATTTTTCTTTGACTCTCATATTAATAATAAATTAAAAATTGAAATTGCTAAATGGTATAAGTCTTTAGGACAGACTGAAAGGGAATACGTAGATATATTAATACGGGAAGCAAGGGATGAGGAACAATTTTTTTCACAAGGAGATTAATTCTATAAGAAATCCTGATGAAACTATATTAAGTTTTTTTGAATTTACAGAAATTCCTAACGTAAATTTAAAAGAATCTCTTTTAATTAGAAAGGAAGAGATAGAGAAAATTCTTCAATTTTCTTTTATTGATACTCAGGAGTTAAGGAGGGAATTGGCAGTAATTAATACAGCGATTAATCAAGATAATGTTTCACAGGAAGATTGTGTGGAGTAGCAATCATAGAATTGATGTTAAAAAAATTTTCTTACCCTTGAAATTTTAGAAATATGACCTATAATTTTTAGTGAATTTGAAAATATTTTATATATAGAAAAAATGTTAGACATTTTTTTAAAAAGGAGAATTTAATATGATATCTGGGATAAATCCAAAAGTTGTTATTCAATCTCTTGGAGAAATGCAAGAAGAGTTAACATCAGTTAAGGGTGATGTTGATAATATGAAAAATAATTTAGGAGAAGTTTCTCCTGATGAATTAAATTTTAATTCTGATGAAGTTTCATCTGGGGATCAAGAAAAGGTAAAGGTTATTAAAACCCCGGAGGATGCTAAGAAAGTTTTAAATGAAGCTTTAAAAGACCTTCAAAATGTAGCTGACAATATTGATGCAATTTGTGGACAAGCGGAAGAGGAAGTAAAAGAAGCATCAATAAAGAGAATGAATGAAAAATATGCTTCTAACATGAATATGTTAATTTCCAATGCCACAAAAGCTATTGATGATGCAAAAGAAGCAATGGCTCACTGGTCTTTTTTACTTTCTTCTAAATCTATTGAAAAATCTATTTCAAATCCAGAACTTAAACAAGCTGCAAAAACTCTTAAAGAAGTTGGAAGGTTTACCAAATTATTAGAGGGGATTGGTTTTATTAAGAAAGATGCCACGGCTGTTCCCCCTACAGGAGCAAAATTTACAGGGGATAAATGGCCTGATAAAGGCAACCCTGCAAAGATTGAATTAAATACTTGGCGCAAGGGGCAAACTAAATTTGATTCTGACAAAATTTTTGAAGATAAAAGACCCAATCCAGCAATTGATAATCGTTTAACTGATGTTGATTATCATAGATTTGGGGATGATGCAGAATTTATTAATGCCTCATTTGTCTTCAATAAAAAAAATCCTTTCAATTCTTATTGGGATATTTTTGACATTAAAAATAGAAAAAGAGTGGTTGCTTCATTTAACAATGCCCCAGAGGTTTTAGGACCAAAAACAGAAAAGGGTCTTCTTGCATTTGGAAGTAAAATGTATGCTAATAAATTGAAAAGAATAATTTCATCTGAAGGATTAGATGTAGTTAAAGCACAGTTAAATGGCAAATTTGTACAAATACCTGAAAAATTAAAAAGAATTGCTTCAACTGGTGATATGACAGAGGTAAGAAAATATTTTGCTGATGCATATGGGGATAAAGATTATGCAAAACAATTAACATCTAAGGATAATCCTTCTAGATTACCAATTGAATATGAACCAGAATTTGATTCCCCCAATACTAAGGAAGATACCACTAAAGATGGTCCAGGGGTAATTTCATCTCAAAAAGGCAGAAAGGTTGATCTTGAGGTTATAAGAGCCAGAGCCAGAAATGCCGTAAGTTTAGCTAGAAGATTTGCTGCGGTTGGTTCCATTCCCTTTACCAAACAGGGGATTGCGGTTAAAGCTAATGAATTAATGCAATTAAACGACAGTGCTTTTTTAACCATTGAAGCTACATTAAAACAAATACCTATTGTTAATGTTGCAGCATTAAAAGAAGGGCATTTACCAGATACGGAAACAGGAATTGTTGGTAATTCCGGTACGGGTGTTTCTAATCCTGTTAGTAAAGTTTCTACGGAGGATTTAAATGACGGTGTAAAAGGAGATGCCAAGATATCAAAACAGGCTAATTTAGTTCCACAAATAACTACTTTGGATAATTCCAATTTACAGTTAAGTGATTATTTTACCACTACTCAAAAGAAATTAGCGGAAAAAGGGGTAGGTACAAATTTGTTACGTAAACCTGCTTACAGAATGTAATTTAATTCTCTAGAAGAGATCGTCCTAATGGAATCGTTGTAAATATTTTTTAATTTTTTAAGGGATTTTTTAAATGTCAAAAGTAATTTTATTTCAAGCCTTTGCAAAGGATACCTTTCCCATTACATCTGCTACAATCACTACAGGATGGTTGCCTGGGCAGGGAATGCAATTAACATCAACAGGAGAATATGCAGAAATTGGTTCTGTTGACAATGTAATGTTTATTGCACTTGATGACGAAGATGAAGTAAAAACTCCACCCTCAGCTTCTATTGTAACTGGAGTTTATGGTTCAGGTACTAAATTTCTTATTGATCATAGCGAAGAAGTTGCAGCAAGTAATGCTGCAAGAGCTTATGCATCTAATGTTGAAAGTGCTTCCATGAATCAACTCTTGTACATGGGTAGAGATGGTAAATGGACTACAACTGCATCAGGTTCTGTAAAAGGTCAATTGTTCCAAATTCCGTCAGCTGATAACAGTTACGGTCTTGGTGTAATTCTTAGATTTTAACAAGAATCTTTCTTAAGAGGACTCTTAATAGAGTCCTCATTATTTTTCTTACACCACATTGGAAGTAAAGATTTTATAAAAAATTTTTTATATGTTGTGGTAGCATATAAGATATAATCAATTACCACATTTTAGCTTCTTAGTTCTTTAAGAAGTTTTTTATCTTACTTATAATATGAGTAGGATTAGTTAACTAAATTATAACAAATTTATAAGGAGAATGAGATGATAATCATTCCTGGAACAAAAAAAGGTAATCCTGGTGGTGGTTTTGCTCTTGATAAAGTGGCAAATTCCCCTGGGATTAATGATCCGGTTAGAACCTATCAGAACTCCACTGTAAATGATGATCAAATTTGGGAAGCCTTAACTACGGAGGCGGGACGTCAAGCAGTGGGTGCTCAGATGGCAGTTCCTATTAGAACCGAATTGGATTACGTGGGAGTTCAAAGAAAATTCTTGGAAATTGATGTTCTGGCCCAAGGACAAATTGCAAGGTACGATAAAGATATAAGTGTACCCTCGTATGTAGTTGCAAAAAGAGGTAAAGTTCGTGAGTGGATTGTAGAAGGTGAATATGTGGAACCAAACACATGGGAAATTTTCTCTCCTGCATCTATTCGTTTATCACAGATTCAACAGCGAAGATTTAATATTCTTGATCGTGCGCAAGAAAAAATTAGAATACAAACACAGATTCAGGAAGATGATCAGTTTTTGTCTCTATTGAACACTGCTTCGGCGGGGAATCTTGTTAATAACCCTAATACTTCAGGTACCAGTGGTTGTGACAAAAACTTCTTAAACGATCTATCTAGTGTGATTATGGATCATGATTTACCATGTTATGGATTCTTAATGAGATTTTCTTCCTACAAAGATATCCGGAGTTGGAGTACAACCGAATTAGACCCGGTAACAATGAGAGAAATTCTTCAAACTGGTCTTTACGGATCTATTTGGGGAATTGATATTATTGTTTCTCGAAGAGTTCCAAGTGGTACAGTTTATGGTTTAGCAGAACCTCGATTTGTAGGTGTAATGCCAATTAGAACTGAAATGATTCTTATGCCTAATGACAAGCCAGAGGAGGCTTTAATAGGTTATATTGGATATGAAGAGATTGGTCAAACCATCGTGAATGCAAATGGTGTAGCAAAAGGAACCTTCACTGGATAACCCTTCCATATAGTAACCTCCATAAAAACCCAATTGTAATAAGCCGCAATTGGGTTTTTAATAAAAAATTTGGAATTTTGGGGGTACAAAAAATAAAGCATGTGTGGTATTTTTCCATAATTAATCCCTCTCTTTCTTTCTTCTTGAAAAATCTAAAGTTTTTCCTATATTTTACTTATATAAAGAATTAGGAAAGCAATGCAATTTTCAATAGCTCAAAAATTTTTTATAAATCAACTTCGAAGTCAACTATCAATGAGGATTACTCCTGATGTGGGTTCCGCATTTCAACTCTCATCAAAACTGGGAGATATAGAATTGTGGGAAGACTTAAGAAATGGTTTATCATTTTTCAATACTTATCCTCCAATTATAACTACATACAGTTTTAAGGATTTATATTCTGCATCCTCTCAGGCGGAAGCAGACGGGGGGGACCCACAAGTTCCTGAAAATGAAAATGTCCTTTCAATATTAATAAGTGCCGCAATTAACTGTGCCATGTTTTATTCAGGATTAAGATTACAGTGGTTTGAAGCTGGAAAACATTTTAGGTATAATGATAATGGGATTAGTATTGAAAGGGCAAAGCAGGCGGATTACCAAAATATAGGATCTGGTATTTTAACTTGGATGAATGCTGTTTTGCCCTTGCTAAGAAAGACAATTGCACTAGAAAGGGTTCATCCGAAGGGACTTTGGAGTGGGATGGTTTCCATGCCACGTTCTCTCACAAAAGGATTACGAGGTACAAGATTAGGTTTAGGAGGATAAAAATATGATACCCATTTATAATTTTGAGATTGAACAAGGAGGGGAATATCAGGTGGTATTTGGATATAATTCCGGGCCTATTTCAAGTTATACCCCAATAGATATAACAGGATACACGGCAAGGTTACAAATACTTTTAACCACTCCAATTGAGTGGTCTACCGCAAATGGTATTATAACTATTCCTCTTCCCGCGGATGGCAAATTTCATGTATATGTCCCCAATACAGATACCGTCCAATACGACTTTGTACAAGCACCATATGAATTTGAAATAACTCCTTCTGGTGGATCAGCAAGGAGATTATTTAGGGGAACCGTTACATTAAGGCCCCAATTAGTTTCAGAGGGGACAGTTACAGTACCAATAACTCCTACTACAGTGTGGGGAAATGGTGATAATAGTTTAACCCTTACTGGGGATGCCACTTTAGGATATTTTGACGATTACATTTTTTTAAATCCTGGGGTTGGAGAAGAGATTAATTGTACTTTTCCTGATGCATCTATTATTACTGGGGGGGTTAAGATATATCATGTTTATTTAATTAGTGCCGGCACAGCAATATTAAAAAATACATCTATTGGGGATATTATAATTACTACCACTCCAGGGTTTCTTACCGTAGTATCTAGTGGGGCAACGTGGATTGTCGGGTGACATTTTTTTAATTTAAGGATTGTTTTATGAAAAAATCGAATTGTTTTTTAGTATTTGTTTGTGTGATACTAATTAATTATATCAATTACTGTCAGGATTTTAAAAGATCCCCTACGGAACCCAATGAATTTCATATTGGTTGGCAAATAGGCAAGTATGCGCCGACTGCCGCAGGGATTCAATCTGCAATTGATAAAGCTTTTGCGTACGAATCAGATTCTACCAAACCGGTGGTGGTATTCGCTCCCGGAGTTTACGATCTTGATTCTAACTTCATTCGATTAAAGGATGGGTTAGTATTTAAATTTAACGGACAACCTAAATTTACATCTAAACATATACGCGGGGTAATGACTGATGACAGTGTGTTTGCAAGTGTAAAATTTGACGGTCAATATGAGCTTGAAAATACCTCGATCTCTACAAAGCTGCTTGAACTCTATAATGATTCGAGCGAGGTTATAAATAACGGAGGGGGTAACGGTTTACCGGTCGAATCTTATGGTGCAGTTGGTGATGGTGTGACTGATGACTTCCAAGCAATACAGGGTTGTATAGATGCAAATAGTAACGTAACAATTGGCAAGAACAGAAATGATGTTTATTTGGTTTCTCAACCCCTTTATCTAAAAAGTAATTCAAACTACATAATAAACGGTACTGTTAAGTTAGTGGATGGTGATTCTTCTTCATTAACAGCAGACCTTCTTGCTGGTGATAGCGTTTTAACCGTTGCTGACGGGACTAAA